GTCTGCTGGTCGTCAAACGTGGTCTTTTTCTGCCCAAACAGGGCCTGTTGGTTGCCAAAGGTTGTTGCTGCCTGTTCGTCCTGCGTCTGCATCCGCATACCCTGCAACTCGGCAATCTTGTTCTGACGGGCGTTTTTCAGGTCGCCTTGATATGCTTGATTGAATGCAGGGCCTGCCTGGCCATAGGCACGGCCACGGGCGCTAATGTCCGTTGTGGGCGCTGATCCGGCTGCAAGCTGGCCGCCAAGCGCCATCAGTGCCTTGTAGAAAGCCTGCTGCTTATCGCCCGACGTGGGAGCGTAATTGTACATTTTCGGGCTTATCATCCGAATACCCCATCCTTACCGAACAATGATCCAGCTATGCCAGCCCCGGTAGCCCCGTAACCCAGATATTTGCCCATCGTGTCGGAATAAATCGGCTTCGAGGTCTGCGTGCTGCCGCCATATTTTCCGCCCGCCACAAGGGCCATGTATTCTTTCAGGGCATCTCGCGGAGCTTGCTGCTCGCCATAATAGCGCGAAATTTGGTCTTGTAGCTCCGCGCCACCCTGGGCCTCGAATGCCCCGCCAACGGCCCCCAGGCGCTCTAGGTCGCTATAGTCAGCCTCTGCCATGGCTGGTGCCACCTGGGCGGACTGAAGCTGGTCGCGGCGCTCGCTGTCGCCAATCTGACCCAGCGTCCCAGCTGCCGACAACATGCGGCTGCGCTCGCTTTCATATGCCGGGGCGTATATGCCCGCAGCTAGATTTCCAGAGGTGTCCTCGATGCTCTGCCGATGGAGGCCGGACCCGTATCTGCCCGAACCGCTAAACCGCGCGTCCACCTGGGAATTGGCGCTGCCCTGGGCCTTTTTCACAAGCTGATCTAGGTATGGGTTGCCCTGACCCAGGAAGTCCCCCTGGGCGGTCTGTTGCAGCAGCCCGCTTGCTGGGTTCTGTCCCAGAAACCCGCCTTCTGCCGCCGTCTGAATGGTGCTCTGCCCCGCGTCCCGCAGGCCTGACCCTGCCCGCGCCCGGTCGCGAATGCTGCCAAGGCTGGACAGTGTGTCGGCGTGTTGGGGGATCACCGTGGAGTTTGGGTACGGGCTAACCGGGTTCTCCAGCAGCCCCTGAGCGCCCTGGAAGCCCTTCTGTAGATAAGGCTGCTGAGCGCCCCATGGGGCACTGCTGGTGCTGTTAATCTGCGTAGTGGGCTTGTCGTCGCTCATAATGTTTTCTCCAGCGTAACGTGCGTCTTTCTGTAATCTGTCATTACTTTTTCCCAGCCGGGTCGGACAACTGCGATGACGCTTTTGCAGCCGTTTTCTCTGGCCCAATCTTCCACACTCCCAAGGTGGTGGACCCATCGCCTGCGCTGCTCTCCCGCACATAGGAATATTCGGCAAATTCGCGCCAGCTCGGTGGTGACCAAATATGTAACCATAACGCCAAGGATGCCGTCGCGTACATGGTCAGCAACCCAAAGATGGCAATTTCCCGTCTGAAGGTCATTGTAAATGTCTTTCGATGTATGTTGGCTGCTGCGCTCCAAGGCGTCCGCAATCAATGGCTCAACGTGCGGCCACACCTCGTCAATATCCCCCAACGAAACCTGGAACAAGTTTGCCATCTCTGTCACATTGTCGCGCATTAATAGGGCCATTAAGGCGCTCCCATGCTCTCTAAGTAACTCTGCATATCCGGCCCCCCAACCAACCGGCGTTCCATGACGCCATAATCGCCCTCAACCATTTTATATATGTTTGGGTCGGGATTGTAAGTCGGATGATAGTTATTCGGGTCAATGTCATCCGGCCCGGCAGAGGTTGCTTGCTGGCCCGCGTTGCTGGCCGCTTGTAAACTATCTATGTTTTTATTGAACAGGTCGGATAGCTCAGAAGACCAAGGTATTACTGCGATGCCTCCGTTTGTGGGCTTCGTTCCAGGGGGTGCCAACTGAACTCGTCCGTGGCCCCCCGTTCTGCCGGAAGTGGCTATTCGTCCCAGGTCGTACAGATTAGGGTTCTCGTAGATAGCTTCTTCCAGACCCTTAATGCCCTTGGCCTGCGCAGTGCCTTCAAGCTGATGGGTTAGGCGCGCGTTTATCGTGGGGTCAGTTGGTTTGTCAAGCAGCGCCCGCGCGAGGAACGGGAGAGCAATCATAGCTGCCGGGCCAAGCGCGGCCAAGCCTAGCCCTGCTCCTGCTCCTGCTCCTGCCCCTGCGGCGGCGGTTCCGGCAGCGGCAGTGCCCGCGCCGAATAAACTTGGCGCGCCAACGCCAGCGAATGGAATACCCGCAGCCAGACCCGGCATTGCGCCTGCTGCGGCGGTGAGCCCAGCATTGGCCAATGCTGTGCCTAATTGGGCTGCGCCCCCCGAACCAGAGCCAAAGAACCCGCCAGCGCCAAATTCAGCGGCTTGCCCCGCTGCGATTTCGGCTGCGCTGGACGGCAATCCCGTAGACAATCCGGCGCCGCCCTGTATATTAGAAAGCCCCGCTGCTGTCGTGAATTGTCCAGTAGCCGGCTCCCCCGCTTGAACGAAATTAAATTCGCCAGTTGTCGGGTTCCATGCCTCAGCAGGCAAACTCAAATCAACAGCTTGCCGTGGCAATTCATACGGACCAAATACGTCGGTTAATGGAGCCGTGCCGCCAGGCGGTGGCACTGATGGTAGCGCCATCCCGCCGGATGGATCGAAGGGCAGCAAGCTAGGCGAACCTGGCGGGACAGCGTTGCTTACACCAGCCAGTGCGTCCGGCGATAGATAACCAGACGGCCCAATGCCTACCGAACCACCCACGCCGCCGGGGAGTGCGTTTGGGAATGCCGACGGGGCGAGGCCAAGATTGCGACCGGCTTCTCCAAACAGCGCCGTCAGGGGAGTGTTACTGTACGGGTTCAGGGCTTGTAAGTTCAGCCCCTCGCCGCCGCCAAGCAAGCCACTGAACGGGTTCTGGATGCCAGCGTGCTCAAGCAGGCTGGATCCCGTCAAGAAACTGGACAGGTCGTTGGCGCCACCCAGCAGGCTCGCAGCCGACAGCAGGCCGCCAAGTGTACTGTTGTCCGCGCCGCCGCCGAAGTCGCCCGAGGTCAAACCGCCACCACCGCCACCGCCACCATAGCCTGGATACGCACCAGACCAGTCGCCGCCTGTTGGCGAGTAGCCATAAGCCGCGGTCGGCGCATAGGTTTCATAGCCAGGCGCCGTCAGATATTCGGGCGTCGGTGGTGCCCAGGTTCCCAAATTCGGTGCAAACGTCTGGCCGGGGGCAGCGACAGTCTTTGAAATACTGTTTTCATATAACGATGGGTCGCCGTGCATGCTCTGCGGAACGAGTGTATAACTGCCATCGCCGCTGGGGACGCGGACAACGCCGGTGCCGTATACCCCTGACGATTGTCCGCCGATTGGCTGAATTGGCATCAGACAACGCTCCTGATGTTAGTGCCTTGCTCGCCGATCTTGTTGGCCAGCTTGATGCCTTGCAGCCTCGCTTCGCCCTCTAATTCGGCCTGCTTTAATTGCATTTCCATCTGTAATTTTTCCCTGGCCAACTGGATATCGGCCTGCATCTTCTCGCGCCTGATGGCGATTTCCGCCTCGGCCTTGGCCTTGGCAATCTCGACCTGGGCCATGGCGGCTTGCGCCATCGGGTCGGGCTGTTGCTCTTGCCCCTGCTGACCCATCTGATCCACCACCTCTTTTGGTACGTCGGTGAAGAATTGCCCAGCGTCCTTGAAGCCGGCGGCCTCTACCATCTTGCGAAGAGTGCCGACGTACTGGTTGATGCCGACCACAGGATTTGATGGCCCGAGGGTCTGTAAAATCTGCTCCTGCTTGCCGGCGATCTGCGCCAGCAGCGCCAGCTTCTGATCCTGTTGCGTGGTGCCCAGGCCGACGTTGACAATCAGATCGAAGCCGTTCGCCCAGGCGCGCGGATCCATCTCCACGAAATTATTCGTCAAGCGGATGATCTGCGGCGCATCCTGATAGTGCGTGACAAGGCGAAGGATGCCGCGAAATAAATCGCGGAAACCTGTCTCGGCAAACACACGGGCGATCTGTTCCACCTTGCCTTGCGCCGCGCTGACAGTGGCCGCCACGGCCGTGGCCGTGCTGCTCTGGAGCGAGTCGGGGTCTAAACCCATTGATGCCTTGGAAACGCCCGTGCGCGCCTCTCGCACATTGTCAAGATACTCAAGCAGCGGAAACGTGGACTGCCAGACCGGCTGCACCGGCAGCGGTTGCACCATGCCAGGAGCGCGAACGCGCACGATGCCGCCGGGGCGGTTCTCCATTAGATCCGATACGTTGACTTGGCCCTCTACGGCCATTATACGGGGATTAGTGGATTGGTAGGCGCCGTCCATAATTTGGCGCAGCACCGTTGATTTGATCAATTGCAAGTCTTGCGTGTCGTCAGTCACCGACCTACCCACCAGGCGGTGGGGTATCAGGTGCGGCGTTAATGCGGCGAAAGGCAGGCTGTCGAACGGCTCGTCTTCGAGTATCTCGCGCCCGGCTCCGACGCAGAAAAAGCGGCGCAATTCACTGACGCCAGTTCCATCGTCGATCTTCATGTACGCCTCGATCACCTCGACCTCGCGGCGTGATGCATCGATAGTGCTATCGCCGCCGCTGCTGGAGAGGTCTTGGAAGCGGGTGGTCACCTCGTCGCTCATGCCGCTCTCTTCGCCGCCGGCATAGCGCTCGATCACGTCTTTATCGTAGCCCATGCTGACCAGTTCGCTGATCGTCATCATGCGGCGGTGGCCAACGAAGTCCGCATCCTCTAACGACTTGGCATGGCGCGAATACAGGAATTCTTCAGGCGGCACGTTCTCCAAAATGCATTGCCCGTTTTCCAACTTGCGCCGGATTTTTACAGAGTAGGTGGGCGGCAGAGCGGAGGCCATATCGCCATAGACATCTTCTGGATCATCGTCGTCTGCGTCTAGGTAGCTAACGTCCTGCTCTAAGACCTCGACCTTGGGATCGTTGACCAACAGCGCCAGTTGATTTTCGGTTAAACCTTCGTAGCTTTCCGGCGTATCAAATTCAGGATCTTTCCAATAAAATTTAACCACGCCCAGGCGGAAGACGAGCGCGTCGTGGAGCCAATTGTGGATTATTTTAAAGCCGGGGTTCTGATCCGTGACGATCCAGTTGACGTACTCGCTGGCCTGCTTGGCAGCGTCTTCGTCCTCGGGGTGGCGCGGCTGGAAGCTGACAAAATCCTTGCTGCTGGCAAATATCTTCATCAGGGACGGCATAACGAATCCGACGGTGTCCGCCACGTCGCGACTGACTATCTGGCTCTGCCCCTCGACCTCGTTGCCGAATTTCTCGCCATAGTAATATTTCGTCGCAGTGTCGCGAAAGCCAGTGTGCTCCTCGTCCTGATAGAGGACGGCATCATCTATCTCATGCTGCACGATGCGATGAATTTCTGTGTCGTCTAGCTTTGGCATATTTTTACCTTACCTATCGCGGACCCATGATGTATAAAAGGCCTACGGCATTTGATCTTCAGCTTGTGCGCCGTGGCATTGGGCCTAAAGCACTAAAGAGGGGAACCCTCAAAATGACCTATAACGAAATGGTCGATCACTACTTTTTCCAATTGGCGGAAGAAGAGTACATCGACAGGGACGCGCTGACCGCTGAACAACAGTTGGCGCTGAGCGAAGCAGAGCGGCAGTATGATGCCCGCCTGGACTGGCCCCACGTCGAGCCAGTGCCTCACACTGAAGAGAACGTGCTGGGCTTTTATTATGACGGCGACAAGCAGGTACCCTTTTGGGCCGACAATGAACCGGCCTGGGTCAAGGCTTGGTCCGATCGGATGCTGGGGTTGCCGCCGGTTTCTATGACGCGTCGTCCTCGGTAAATTCCACAGACACCCTTTGGAACACAGCCGCTGCGGCTATGGCCGGCACGATGCCTTTTTTGACCGCTTTCTTTAACCTTCCAACCCAACCGGGGCCGGCGCCGATGATCGATCTGAATGTTTCCAGATCGGCGCGGCCCGGTCCCCAAATTTTTGCAAGGCCTTTGTCCCTGGCAATCAGGTCGAGGGCGTTCTGGGCGATGTAAGGATTGTTATCCATCGCCGCCGCCAACTCTGGCGTCTTCTCGACCCAACCCAAAATCTTCTTGGTGACCTCGCCGGACCCTTCGCCGGCTTTCCATTCGTCGGTCAGATCGGTATAGACGCTGTCCTGGCTCATCCGCTTGGCGGTCGTCAGGTCGGGCCTGATTGCCCTGACCTCTTCTGTAAGAGCGGCCATTTCTTTGGTAGACGGCACCGTGGGATCACCGCCAAAATTGGTCATGGTGATGCCTTCGCCACGATCCACCAGATCGCCGTAGCCGTACTTGGCACCGACATCGCGGAGGTCGAGGGCCTCTTGCGGCGTCAGTTTGCCCAGCAGGCCAGCGCCGACCGCGTTCCTGTCGCTCATCCTGCCACTGTCGGTGATAACATGGGCGGCGCCCGCATCCTGGGCCAGCAAGCCAGCCCGCAATCCGGTGCCCGCTTCCAAGATATCCCTGTCAGCGGTTGCCAAGGTTTTCGGAGAGGCGCCGTGGGTGGTGTAGCCAACCAAAGGACGGGCAACCGCGCCCTGGTTTAATTCAAGCCCCTGCCCCCCATCGTAGATGCCCTGCATGGGTGTCGTGGGGCGCACGCGCATACTGATGCCGGGCGCCGTAGGAACGTGCAGGCCGGCATAGACGGCATCGCGGCCGCCCGGTGCTGTCGCAAATGATCCACGCGGGTCTGCCGCCAGGGCGTCTCGCTGGGCCTGGTTCATGTTCACAGATGCGGGGAGATGCCCGGTGGATGGCCCCGGCTGCATTTCATAAGTGTCAAAGGCGGTATGCTTCGGAAAGAAATCCGCGATGGTCCGGTTGGCGTCACCAAAGGCCAACTTGCGCCCGGCTTCCTCGACCCCTTCAGGACTGATGTCGTTGACCCGGTCCTTCTTCATTTGCTCCAGGGCCTGGGCGTCATATCGTTTCTTGCCACGGGCATACAGATCGTCGGACTTCTGCTTGACCCACGCCGTAGCCTGTATCTGTTCGCCGGTCCAATCGCTGCGCCCAGCCAGTTTTCGCTTGTTCGCCCGATCCACAGCCAGAGCGGTTTCGTAGTCGGCAAAGATGTGCGGTGTGCCAGTGACCTGATCAACCGGCTTCCCGGCAGCGTCGGTGTAGCCCAGGTTTCTGAAGTGCCGGAAATCGTTGACGCCGGTTGCGCCGGGACTCAACAGGCCGGGCGTCACCCTTTTCGCATATTCGCCGGTCTTCGGCCCTAGCATCAGTTTGGACATATCATTTGCCGCCGCGGCATTCAGAAGCGCCTCATGCTGGGCGGGGCGCGCAGCCTTCACCGGGGTGCCGCCAATTAGACCGCTGGTTTCCTTGATGCTGTAGCCAAGTTCTGATGCTGGATCGACGCCCGCTGAAAACATGCCTTCGATCCTGGCCATCGCTCCGGCCTGTTCGGGACTGCCGCCCGTGACATCATAGACGCCGCCGCGATAGCGGTTGTACCAATCGCCGCCCTCGGCGCCAGCATCGATGCTGGCGTCCAAGTCCCGCCTCATCTTGGTCAGCTTCTGTCTGGTATCTATGTTGCGGGGGCCGGCGACATATTTCCCCTCGGTCGCAGCGCCGCCGGGTATCAGGTGGGGCTCTTTTCTGGCGATTGCGATGGCTTCATCGACCGGCATTTCCCGAATGTTCGGCAAATCGGTCATCCGCTTGACCTTTTTCGCTTTCGCCTTTTTCTTAACCTTTTTCTTCAATTTTCGCGGGTCAGCCATGGAAGCACGGCCCGGCACCACCGTGCCGGCCAACGCCGCTGCCGCCCACAACGCATCCAAACCGGCTTGACCGTAGTCGCCGCGCAGCGCCTTCTGTATCGCTTCACTGCCGTAGGCTTGGTAGTCCCTAACGTCAGCGCCCATCGAGAACTCGCCCAACAGACCTGGCAATGCCGCCAGCGGTTCGTAGGCTGGTCCTAACAGGCCGCGCGCAGCTTTCTGGTACTTGCCGGCGGATAGATCGTCCAACAACCCAGCCATCAAACAATCCAGGCCGCAGACGGGTAATCGATTGGTTGCTTCCAACGCTTCGACATCGCGCCGCGTGTGACCATGGCTGCCACGCCAGCAAAGGTGAGGCAAAATGCGTCGGCGACATCTGGCGACGATATGCCACGCCGCTTCATTTCATCTTTGGATTCAATTTTCATTTTTCCGCTGCTCGTAAATGTGTAGCGCGGCGCAACCAATTCCTTGGCCAGCGTCTCGTTGTCCGGCAAGGTGCAATCCTTGGCCTCTAGCCATTCTTTCGCCCGGAGCCAGAGTTCGTCCCGCAGGCGCACAGCCGTGGGATGCATCGCCGAACTCTCAGATACATTGACCGAAACAACCGGGTGACCCAGTTCCTGCAAGCGATCAGCAACCCCTGCGCCCAGTCCAATGGCGTCCACCAATATTTCCTCAACATGGTCTTCCTCCTGCTCAAGTTCATGCACGATGGCGCCCACAAGCTGCATCAAATCTAGTTGCCGCCAGGTCTTGATGCCGACCACGGCATTGCCGCGGCGCTTCACCAGGGCCGATTTGTCGCTGCCGTGGCGCGCCACGTCCACGCCGTAAACCAATGGGGCCGTCTCGACCACGTCAACGTCGCGGGCGATGGCCGCCTCAACCAGTGATGGCTGGATCAGGCTCTCGCCGTCGTCCATGGCGAATTCACCAAGTACGCGGACGCGGTAGGCGTTGCTCTCCTCGCCATAGCGTTGCGCCATGTCGGTGAGAAAATCAGGCGCCACAAGCGGGCTGTCGGCCGACGATATACGCCAGGTTTTCCAGCTATCCGCTAATTCATGGTGCGTTCTGTAAAACAAGCCACGGTTGCGTACAGGGTTGCCCAGTAGCAGCGTCGTGGCGTTGTGCGTTGACATCGATCCGGCGCCAGACTCGAAGACCTCTTCGGGTATGCCGCTGGCCTCGTCGGCAACCAACAGCACATGCTGGCTATGTACGCCGGCAAGACTTTCCGGGCGATCACGGCTGGCGGTGCGGCAGGATATAAATGCTTCCGTCGGAGACGATTTCAAGACCACGCGGTCGGAGGTTGCCTCGAGTAGCTTGGAGATGGGTGGCGGTAGGCGCTTCATCAAATTCTTGCATTCGGCGAACAGGGCGTCGTAAAGTTGGCTGGCGGTGGGCGCCGTGGTAATCACCTTGCACGGGTATCTGGTCAGAAGATACCAGAGCATTAGGGCCGCCGCGCAGGTCGATTTTCCGACGCCATGGCCGCTGCGTACCGAAAGGCGGCGCTCGCCTGTGGCGACTGCCAGCATGACCTCGCACTGCCATTCCAGCGGATCCAGGGCGAGGCAGTTGCGGGCGAAGCCTACAGGATCGTCTCTGTAGCGCGCGGTGAAATCGGCGTACATGGCTTTGGTGGCGGCGCGGGTAGATTCCGGCATCCGATCCCCAATTTTCTAATTTTTTTTGCGGCGCATTTTTTTTGGCGGCACATAGACGTGGGTGGTATTCCAATAACAAGCCCCCTCCGTCTCGGTCAAGGGGGGGGGTGTCTCAAATGCCCCGTAAGCGGCGTCAGGCGGAAAATGCCCAAAACCTACATATGGGTACCAAAACTTCCGACATTCCGCTGTACGGGCCTCTAAGGCACCACAAATGACGTCTAGCGGCCGTGACCAGGGTGTAATGACCGGGCGTCCGCGCCTGTTGCAGCGCACCGGGATTGCCACCATTGCGGGAACGATTAGCGTTGTGCAGCGCAACAATTACCTAAGTCATTGATAACAAACAATGTTACAATCCGATAACGGACATTATGACAAATGGCTGCGTTTTGCGTTGCAATATCAATGCTTTACGGTGTCGTCAGAGTTAGGCGTTATGTCAAATACATGTGGCGCTTCCGCCTGCTCTGGAAGCGGGTCCGTCGGTGCAGGCGCTGGGGACGGCGAGGCTGGTGCTGCCGGGGCCGCTGCAAGCTCCCTCAGAGCCTCCAGGTGCGCCTCGTTGGCGTCCACGTTCTCGATCCGCTGCCGGTCTGTGATGAGCCCCGCAAGCTTAGCCAGGCCATTCGCGGCGGCAACGGCAGAGCCAGTTTGCCCGCGTTCCAGGGCCATTGTCAGTGCTTCGCGCAATGCGCCGGACACTTCGCCCAGCGTGATTTCAACGTGCTTGTCAGCCTGGGCGCGCAGTTCGTCGAGCCGCGCCGCGACCTTGCTGTTGTCCAATAATTCCGAAGCACGTCGGTGAACCGTCTCTTTTTTGCTGTTTTCTGCCGAATAAGACGCCCGGTATGCGGCGCTGGCTGATTTGAGTTCCATGAACTTGCGGCAGAAGTCTTCCTGCTTGGCGGTCAGGCGCTGGTTCGAATGCTTTGGCAATCCCAAATCAGGCATCAATACCCCGCCCCTTCCTCGAATAAATCTTTCGACTGCGCACGACACGCGCACGCAAATGCCGCGACCGCAACGCGCGGGCCACCGGATTTCCGTTTGATTTGAGATTTTTAGCTGATTTCATGGCATCGTCGCCTGATGCTGACGCGCCAATTGAATATGACAATTACGGTAGCCGCAGGGTTCCCTAGTGTCAAGCGGTTATTTTCGCCCTGAATACATATCCGCCAGCGCGTCCAGCCCAGCGCGCAGCATCTCAATTTTGGCCTTGCCGACGCGATCACCATAAACCGCGGCATTAACCACCACGTTCCTCGTTGGACCCAGCGCCACCATCGCCCGCCTCACCCGGTTCCATGCGTCAATCTTGGCCGCAGAAAACTCCTCGACGCTGGCGGCAGGCTGGCGCTCAAACGATTGCCTGGCGCGTGTGTCCAGCCCGGCTCGTTCCCAATCGCCCCGCAGGCGCTCGCCAGCCATGTAGAGGCGCATATTTTGGGTCTTGTCGCCTGGCGCCAATTCGGTGCGGCGGTAATATCTGTCGAACGCATTCTGTGATAATGCACGAATTCCCTTCGTTCCCTTGATGTCGCGATCCTCGACCACCGCATCGTGGTGCCGTCGCCATTCAGATGTCGGCCCGTCGGCGACGCCAATGTCGCGCTTGGTCTTAGCCTTTGCCGTGCGGGTGCGTTTTTTCACCACGGCACCTCGTCATCCATCGCGTCGCCCCGCAGCGGCCTGACCGCCGTCACCGTCGCCCCCGGCCAGCTATCCTTGACCGTGTTAACCAGATCCATGCTCCCGCTTTCCAGCAGGCGCCCGATTTCGTCCAGCGAATAAACACGCACGCCATCGAGGTCGGGCCGCGTCTTGATCGCCTTGATCGCGTCCGCGTTACCCTGCGCAACGGCGAACGTAAAGCCGGCCTCTGTCGTGTGCGACCAGATGTTCGGCTCGAGCGGCTTGTGCCCGCCTTTGGTTGCCTCGGCATCCAACGCCGCCCAGCCTCGAACCATGACGCCGGCGGTCCTCGCCACGTCCGTCGCCGCGTTCAATTCGATGGCGGCGTCGAGCTTTGCTTTTGCCGATCCGAACTTTGCGGCCATCTCTGGCGACACGAGACCCGGCAGTCGGTCGCAGCCCCACTTGATCTCCATCTCGGTCGCCATGCGGTCGAGCGGTTTGATGCTGTGGTGTATGCCCTCTGCTATCGGGTCCGTGTAGCCGTCGCGTTGCGTCAACGCATCTGGTTTTCGGCGGTACGTTTTGGTTGCCATGTTGCCATCCTCTGTAAGTCGTTTGCCCCAGATCGCCGTGGGGGAGACACACAAGTGGTGTCCCCCTATAGGGGTGGATATGTGTGTCACGCGATTCCTTAATGATTTCAATGGCTTAGATACTTGTGTGTTTTGAATTACCCCCATATACCTAAGTCTTTGTTTTTAAACAGTTTTTAGCTGACATAGGATTACGGGGCAATTTCCGTCTTGTACCCCTTTCGCTCTTCGTGGACGATATTTCCGCTCCCCACGAGGTCTTTAAATGCCTTCACAACGGCGCCCTTTTTATGCTGCGGCAGCGTCGCCGCCAGGGCTGTTTCCCATCGCCTCGCGCCCCTCTCCCGGAGCGGGTTTTTGCTGTACCAGGCGACATCAACTTGCTCCATAACGTCCCGTTTGAGGCTGATGTTATTGATCTTGTCGAAGTGCGCCGGCGTCGTCGGGACGCACAAAACACCCTCGTCCCAGATCAATTTGATGTCGTTGTCGGCGCCAATGCTCGAATAATTTGACTTCATTCTGGATAGCGTCCTGATGCTATTGTCGTCGTCGTCACTGTGCAGATATGAGCGCGACCGGACGCTATTTGACCAGGCCGTCGATCCCGACATTCCGCTGCCGCTGGCCAGGCCGGATAACGAGGGATGCGCCAGCAGGATGACCGTGGCGTTGTACTTTTGCACGATGCTTCCGAGGTACGTTTTCACGAAGGTATTGACCTCGCGCCGCGAGATTTCGCTGCCTCCGAACAGGTCCGCAGCGGTGTCCAGGATCACCAGAATGTGATCTGCATCACCTTTGACATCTTCTACTTTGTTGCACAGTGTCTCGTAGAATTTGCCGGGTTGATCCTCGCCATGGCCGGGGAATGTAACCAAAATATTGTCGTGCCCGACGCGCGGCCAGAGCAGCAGATTGTCAGGCCCGGAGCCGAATTCGTTGATGCCCATCCACTGATTTATGTCTAGCTGGCGGCGGGATAGTTCATCCCCGTCGTCCTCGCACGACACGTTGATAACCGGCATCTGCTGCGTCTTGATGCCGAAAAATGTCTCCCCGGCCGCCACACAATTGGCCAGTTGTTGCGCCAGGAGCGTCTTGCCTACACCGCCAGCGCCGAACAGCATAGTCACAGTCTTGCGGGGCACCCAGTCTTCTATGACCCACTCACGAGGCGCTATAGGGGCGTGGACGCTGTGCGCCCAGAATGAGCCGTCGCCGTCCGCCGCTACCTCCACTGCGTCTGGGAATTCGTCGGGCGCGCCCACCACGCTCTCGGTCAGATCCCCCGGCCCAAAGTTATCTTCATGCACATAGAAACCAGCCGCGGCGGCCATATGAAATATCGTGCCGGCGCCAATCGTTTTGACATCGCCAATCGACTGCCACATGCGGTCGGTTTCGCCACTGTCGTATTTGTTGGATTTTTCAGAGAAGCGGTGGAACAGATCAAACGCCGGCACATTATCGCCCAATGCACCCTTTATGGCGTGGCCCACATATACCCAGTCGTCATAATGCAAATCGTCATTGCTGACATGCGCCAGCGCCGCTAAAATACGCTCATATTCGGCCTCTTTTGGGTGCGATGAGAAGTCCAGCCCCCTCCCCGAGCCGCTGCCATTTGACAACGATTTGGACTTTATCACGCCATGGTTGCCGAGTACGGTGTTCGCAGCGGCCAGGAACTCGCTAATATCGTCGCCGTTAACGAGCGGCAATTCGCTTGCCGGGTAGTCCATAAGGCTGTCAGACGGCCATGTGTATTTTTGCTTGGTGTCGGGGTGGATGCCGCTGGCGACAAACTGTTGGCCTTCGGCGAGTATCTCGACGCAGGCATCCTTGCCATCAACGTCATAGACTGCCGTCTTGCGCTTTGTCGTCGCCGCGTTTGCGCGATAGATAAGCATTGTTTTAGGTGCCGCACCGATGCGCTCTGGCGCTGCCCCTAATATGTCTATTGCCAGGGCCTTGATCTCAGCAGCAGCTTCGGCGTTCCTGACGTCGATGTCGGCCGCGATGAGGTGGTGTTCTCCACCCAGCACGATGCCGATGTTGCAGGCGGCGTATTTCGCGAAGTCCTTGGCGGCATCGGGACGGTGTTGCCAGCCCTTTAAGACGGGCACTTTGCCGTTCAGCGGCGTCGTGTCGTATCCCTGTTCCGCCAGGGCATGGCCGTGTTTTTGGTATCTCATACTTCAACGCCTCTATTGAGGAGGTTCCGGGGCTGCGCGGGAGGAGAAACACAGCCCCGGCCCTCGACAGGCGCGACGATGGATGCCACGCCTGGAGAAGATCAGAATTCGGCGTCGTCGTCCTCTTCGACTGCCGCCTCGGCCGGCGCAGCGGCCGCACCGTTTTGCAGTGCGTCGGGGCGCTCAATCCATTTCGAGATTGTCAGTTGTGGGATTGAGGTTGACCCCTTCCCGACCTTGATGGACTCGCCGCCGCTGAATTTGCACAGGGGCACCTTGTCCTCGTTGGCGTCCTTCTGCGCCTCGAACTCGACATAGAGAGCTTGCAGCCCCATGCAGGCACCTGTGGCGCTGGTCATAAACGTGCGCGGTGCCTCGTCGCCGAAGGTTTTCGGGGCATAAACCGCGACCTCGAAGCCGCGTTTCCATTCCGCATCTGTGTGTGGACGTGGCTGCTTCGATCCGTTGTCCCAGACCGACTCCGGCGCCTGTCCCGATGCGAACGATATCCAGCCGGTCTTGATGTTTTCCAGATCGAAGACCGCCTGTTTGAGGTCGATGTCCTCGCCGTCTGCCCGCCATGTGCGGTCCTGCGCCATCCACCGAATATCGTTAAAATCTCCACCGCCACCTAAATCTAAAGGCATTTGCTGTTTCCTTTGCTTTGGCCGAGTGATCCCGCCCGGCGTCGGGTTGCGGGCAGTGGCGCCCGCGTAAACTCAAAGTCCGAATAATTCTTTTCGCGCGTGCTCCAGGCCGTTCCAGTAAAAGCTGTCAGGCTGCACAGGCACGCAGGCCCTGATCGTTTCCTTGTCGAGTTGCAGAAAGCGTTCGAGGCGGATCAAGTGCGTCTTGATGTCTGCTAAAACCTCGGGGATGTTGCCATCTGCTTTCAGTTCTGCTTTTTTCGGCGTGGCGTAGCAGAATTCGACATCCGTAGAGGTTGCCGACGCATAAATAACGCGCTGCCTTTGGTGCGCGAGTGACATAACGCCAGGCATTCGCAGCGTCGTCTTCAGGTCCACGATCTTGTTGACCTTGGGGAACCTCATGTCCAAGTAGCCGATCACCGGCAGTTCCCAATCCTCGGTCACGCAATTGAGTTTGATTTTTTCTTGCCCACCGGGCGGCACCTCTGCATCTCCATAATGCTTCAGGCAGGCCAGCGCCTGCTCCAGCATGGGTTCGATGTTGGCGCGCTCACTGTCGCGCTTCGGATCGCCGCCTAGAGCGGTCACCTTGTTGTAGTCCGCCAGGCCCCGTTCCAAACCGTCCTTGACGCTCATACCGTGCGCCAGTACCGCCACCAGGGCAGTCTCGACCGCCTTGCCGCGCTCTGCCGCGCATCCGAACGTGCCGCGATGCCCAAAGAGGCGCTGCGCCACGAAGACCGACGGCGAGTCAATCCACTGGTTTAGCATCGATGGCGAAGCGTGCCTGAAGCCGTGTTTCCGGTAGCCGTCGGTTGGGCGGGCGTGTTCGATGCTCATGCTGTAGCCTCGATGTAAAAGTGATTGGTCATGCGGAAAGCTCCGCGGCGATGCCGAGATACCCGGCGGCATCCAACAGATCGTCTGGATTTTCGACGCCGTTCTGACTGCGCGCGATCTTCAACAGCGTCATCATCAGCGCCACGTCGCTAGGCGTCAGCGGCAAGGCAGGCTCGCGCCGCATCGCTAGAAAAACGTTCCACATGGTCGAGATGTTCTGATGGCACTCGCGCATGTCGCCGTGCGTTTCGCCTCGGTCGCCGCTGACGAGACCGGCTGCTGCAAGCAAGAGGTCTGATGCTTTCATTTCGTGGCCCACTTGGTGAACTTACGGCCTGGGATGAATTTAATGGGCTTCACCGTGCTTTCTAATCTGATGCTGCGCGCGCGGTGCGTCGGACAATATGACGATCCTGACGCCTGCCTGCACTGGCACATCATCCAGTCGCTACCCGCGGCGTGCTGCCCGTATTCCGCGCCACCCTCGTGGTCGATCCAGCGACAGCCGGTAAAATCGTGCGGGTCAAGATCATCGGGCTTGTCCGCGAGTTCGATGGCTCTGCCGGCTTCCCGCTCCGCGGTTCTGAGGCGGCGTGTGGACGCGGAATTCGTCGCTGCATCAGCGTGCTGGAAACCAGGCGGCCGGTTCCGATGCCACAGGCCGATGATTGCGTTCCGGGTAACTGGGCGATCTTGCGTGCTATAGGCCAGCGCAATGCTAATCATGCTGTCGCCCGCAACGGCGCGGCGCACGATGTCGGCAATATGCACTCGGCATACGCTGATATTTGAAGCGGTTTTGATGCCGCAGAATTGGCAAATGCCTCGTGTAGAAGTGTTCATGTGTTGCCCCTAAATATGTCATTTTGAATCGGCTTCGGCGCGGGCGGCTCCACGAACATGTCCGGTTGTTTGTAGGCGTCCTCAATCCGTTTGCAGGCAATGTCGAAATAGCCCTCGTCGATATCTATGCCGATGAACTTGCGCCCCAGCTTGGCGCAGGCAACGCCTGTGGTGCCGCTGCCCATGAAAGGGTCGAGGATTGTTTGGCCAAATTCAGCGGCCCGTTTTGCAAGCCACATTGAATATTGTATAGGCTTGGGGCACGGGTGGCCGTTGTCATCAAACCCGCATGGCGTGGAAAAATGGTCGTGCATTGGACGGGTTGGACGGCCCCACGATACATGCGGTTCCCAATCATTGAAGCCTACTTTTGCGGCATGACCGGGACTTCCTTTGTGCCACGCAACAATCCAATCAGGTGTATGGTTTTCATACCACCATTCCATCCTATTGATAGCGCAGGACGGCATAATAACAAATGGCGCAATGCTTCTGCATACAGGCACCACCGCGTTCATCATGGCTTTCCATCCGGCTAAGTCGTCTGTGTGGCTGTCGTATTCAAAGCCAATCCCATACGGCGGATCAGTAACCACGGCATCGACCTTCCCCAGCCCCGGCATGATATCCAAGCAATCGCCCAGATACAGCGTGGCATCGCCTATGGTTTCGGTGCGCGCTTTCATGAATGCCGCCCCTTCAAAAGATCGAAGAAGTCCGCGAGCGGCATCACTGCCAGCGCCGGCTTGCGATCGGCGCCAATGACCAACAGGTCGCAATCGCCGTCTAGCCATTGGTAAATAGTCTTGAATCCGTTGGCTCTCTTTTTTGCCTCAATCGTCCATTTGACGCCGCCCGTCGCGGTCACGACCACATCACCCTTGGCGAAATTCGTGGCGCCCGACAGCGGCACCCTGATTGCCTTAAGGTCATGCGCCTGCGCTATGGCCACGATCTCGCGCTCAAAGCGGGCGCCCTTGTCTCGGCTGGGCTTACCCATCTGACGTCTCCAGATAATCGGAAATAGCCTGGATGCTCCACCCGGCATCCATCAACCGCTGTTCGGCGTCGTGGGCATCTATTTCGCCGCGGTGGAACAGGGACAGGGCCATCATGGCGGGCGGGCTAAAGACGATGCTGCCGCTCATTTGGTGGCTATTTCTGATGAGTGTGCCCATACGTCATCTATGCTGACATCCAGAAAATCAGCCATCCGCTTCGCTTCGCTTAGTAAAATGCGGCGGCGCCCGTGGAGTGTTTCGGATAGACGCGGCGGCGTCAGACCCATCGCCGCCGCAAGGGCGCTCTGCGTGGCGCTGCGATCAGTGAGAAGCGTTTTGACCCAAATTTTGTTCATAAACATTATTTACGAAATTCGGAATATCATTGCAAGTTAAAAATTCCGCATGACGTTAATTATCACCTCCCAATCTCGCGATCAATATACTGCTTGGCCAGCTCCAGATGCTCTTTCCGGGTGGACAACAATGCGCGGGCTGACAGCAGATGGAATATCGCCGCGCCGTGGCTGTAGCTGTCAGACCATGTGTCTGCAATGTCCATGGCGTGGGGGGCGGCGGGTTCCATGGCGTAGGGGGTGGGTAGTTCCATGTCGGGCTTGTCGCTGGGATTGCAAGTTGGGCAATGTAAGCCGGCCAAATAGCCATGCACGCAATCAGACATTTTCATATTCCCTTTTCGTTGTTTGGCTGGATACGCCAGCCGCTCTGGTGATGATTATTTCCAGCCTTGGGGGACGGTTATGCAGATTTCAGTCATGCCACCTCACGCCATGCGGGGTCTGCGTGAATAAAAAAAAGGCCGCTACCGCGATTAAGCAGCAGCGGCCCAAATTCAGGGACGACGGGAAGGAATCGTCCGGGGTATTCGGCTGTCGAGGCCGAATTGGTGTAGAGGCCGTCACGATGGCCTCCGTAATCGTGCTGGGTTATCTTCCATGTATTGCAAAACCCGATCAACCGTTGTGAGCGTTGGCGACGTGCCTTTCCGCAAACGCAGAATGAACGAGGACGACCCCGTCGCCGATTTGCTTAATTCGGTTGGCCCCATGTAAGACTTGGCGAGGTATCCCTCCACCGCGTCATTAAATCTTTGTGTGTATGTTTTCATAATTGTATATTAAGGGCGCGGTTGGGAATGTGCAACAATTAATTTCATTTTATGTGATTTAGTTGTTGCATCT